AAAGAATATACACCAACTAATTCATTACACCCACACCTTAATGCAATGTTTGAAAAGGCGATAGACCATGCCTAACTTATACACTGTCAGATTCTTATTGCCTGAACTGATGATTGGTACATTGCTTGGCATTTACATAGGAAGTATATTATGAGCAAAGTAAATGGCGGTAGACGCCCAGGTGCTGGTAGACCTAAAGGGTCAACGAGCAAACTAACTGCTGAGAAGGTACTTGATTCAATCAAGAAAACTTGCGGCAAACCCTTTGAAGAACTATTAGCAGAAGGTTATGCATTAACTATTCTCGCTGCTGATATGCCTGCACGACAGAACTATGAGAAGATGATTCTCGGTAAAGTCATTGCAGAGAAGCACGAGATTGACCACACTACATTGGGTCAAGCGATGACTAATGTGTTCTCATTCCCAACTAAAGAGTTGCCTGAATGGGAAAGCAAAACAGCACTTCCGGTAAAGTTTACTTCAATTGAGAAAAAATGAAGAATCAAATAGAGATACCTTTATTTGGTCAACAGTCAACTATATTTCAAGATTGGCTACAGACTGATAAGCACTGTATAGACATTGTGCCTGTTGGTAGTGGTAAGACATTTCTTGCTGCTATTGCGCTGCCTATATTTGCGAGTGATGAAAAGTATCACAAAGGTAAAGATATTATCTATAGTGCGCCTACTGGGTCAATGATTAAGTCACTGATATGGGAACCGTTAAAGAAATCCTGCATTGAATACTTTGGCTTAGTAGATGGTAAAGACATTAACAACAGTGAACTAACAATTAAGTTCCCAAGTGGCGTATTCATTCGTTGCAAATCAGCAGAACAAAGAGAGAACTTAAGAGGTCTCAATGTTGGCGTGTGGGTAGCAGACGAAGCAGCCCTCTACACATCTGATACGCTACAAGAAATCACAAACAGACTTAGACCTAAAGTGGGTCAGCCTGACACTGCTGGTAGATTGATTGTTATCAGTACGCCTAACGGTGCAGGGCCACTGTATGATTTGTTTAAGATGGCACTAGAAATGCCTCAGAAATATATTGTTAGACATTTGAACTATGAAGAAATGCGTAGCGGTAATCGTGACTTCATTGATGAACAAAAGCGAATACTAAGTCCCCTCAAGTTTAATCAAGACTATATGTGTCAGTGGGAATCTGTTGCTGACCAGTTCTTCTACACATGGGACAGACATAAGTATTGTAGAGAAATTGTAGACAAACAACAAGACTTGTACACATTCCACGACTTTAACAAAAGAGTAATGTGTGCAACAGTAGCACAGGTGACAAATGCAGGAAAGCCAGACGGAACTATTGAGATACTTAAATCTTATGCAATACCTGACTGCGGGACTGAAGGACTTGCGCAGGCTATCAGACAAGACTTCCCCAGAAGACGAATTAACGCAGTCATTGATATGTCAGGAACTCAAGCGAATAGAGATACAACTTCGCCCTTTGGTATCACTGATAGAGTCTTACTTGAGAAGTATGGATTTACAATCGTCAACAGTAGGAAATCAAACCCCCTTATCACTGACACAGATAATACGAGCAATGGATTCATCAACAGAGGTGGACTTATCGTAGACCCTAATGATAAGAAATTATTAGAAGCACTACAGACTTACCACTTTGAAGATGGTACACGCAAGAAATTAGTAAAGTACACAGAACAAAAATACGCCCACATAGATGGCTTAGGAGATTCAATCAGATATGGCATACACCACCTTTTCCCCATTCAACATCACACCATTGGCATATCAGAGTATGTTAACTCTGATCAACGCTTATCCCGTGCAAGTAGCCCTGGCGGCGAGTATATGCCTCATAGCCCTCTGTACCCTGGGGGTCCTACTTGGGAAGAGATTCTAAAGGGCGAGCAAGAAGAAGACTTCATGAGTTGGGGCTAGTATAAATAAACTATAGGAGACAACTTATGGCAAGAGGACGAATATCAAAACCCGTACTTGAACGATTTAACAAAAAGTATTTGATTAATGAAACAACTGACTGCTGGGAATGGCAAAATGCAACTAACAATATCGGATATGGTATGTTTCGTTTTGGTCCTGGCGTAATGCGTACAGCACACAGAGTTAGTTATGAATTGTTTAATGGCCCTATTCCTGCAGGGTTAGCAGTGTGTCATAAATGTGACAATCCAATATGTGTTAACCCAGAACATCTATGGGCTGGTACACTTAAAGAAAACTCACAAGATATGGCTGCTAAAGGAAGGCATAGTCGCTATATGTTAGGTAGAAAACATGCCCTAGGTACTTGCAATCAGTGCGGTGTTGTAAAACCAGTTAATCTAATTGCTAGAAACCACAATGATAAGTGTAAACATAAGCCGTGAAGTATAAATACACTAAGCGCAATGTGTTCTACACTCATATATGAGAGACAATAATCTATGAATAATTCAGAACTCCTGAAGAAAAATCCTGTTTATAATGTAATTTACGAGCAAATGTTAGCCTACCAGTTAGCATATCTCGGTGGTTACAGTTTTAAACAGTATGTGCGTAAGAAACGCCCAAGTGAAGATAGCAATCTATGGATTGACTTAATTAATAACACAATTGCACAGCCTATTTGCCGTTATATTGTAGATACCATCAACGATGTACTGTTTGACCCAGGTGTAAAGCGCAATCTACAGTTCTGTACACCCGCTGGTTCGTTCATCAACCCTAAAAATGCAGAGTGGGCAGACTTATTCCTACTTGACGCTGACTTAAACAACAGCAGTTTGACAGCATTTATGGAACAAGTGGGTGACTTAACAAGCATTTACGGACATTGCTGGATTGCAGTTGACATGCCACAAGCAGGTGACGGTACATTAGGTCGCCCCTATACTGTTGCTATTCAGCCCCTCAATGTATGGGACTGGGAGTTTGACTATTACGGTGGCAGACCTATTCTTAAGCATGTTAAGATACTTGAGATGGAAGATGAGAATTGCTACTACATCAAATGCTATCACTTAGGTGATTCAAATAATCCTTCGTACTACAAATCATACGAAGTTGAGAAGAATGCAAACACTATTCAATTGAATGCACCTGCAAAACTTATTGGTGAAGGTGTCTTCCCACTAGGAATGTCTATCCCAGTATTCATTGCATACGGTCGTCGTGACCCTCGCAGAATTGATTTAGGCGTATCAGACATTGACAGCGCAACAGATGCACAACGAGAACATTATAAACTAGAATGCGAGGCCTATTCAGCGGTACAATTCGCACACACAATCATTCGTGCAGAGCCAGGCGTTAAAGTACCAGTACACTCTGGTGCAATCGTTCGTGCAAGTGAGGGGCAGATTGAAGCCATCACTATTGATACTGGCGATGTTCTTACAATCATCAAGAAGCAAGATAACATTCTAGAACAGATTGAAGCGTTGACTGGCTTAGGTGGTTTACGCAACACTAAGAATCAAATCGCATCAGGAGTTGCCATCATTGAAGAACGCAAGCAATTGCATAGACTTGCAAAAGCAAAAGCAAGATTGATGGAAGCAGCAGAAGAAACTATTCTTACCTATGCTGCTCGTTATATGAATATGCGTTGGGCTGGCGAAGTTAGATATAACACTGACTATGAAAGCCACGATACCAACTATAGATTAGCATTAATCAAAGAAGCAAAAGCATTGTCTCCAGAAGACCCAGTAATCAATGCACTAGTCAATAAAGAAATTATTGGTATGCTTGCACCTTCTACTCAGATTGCTGATTATGAGCAACTATACATTGACACTATTCAAGACCCTGCACTAAAGGGCTTGATGACAGAAACTAATCAAGAAGTATTGAGTCGTGACCTCATGCCAAGTATGATCCCTGTAGAGAGAGAATACGAAGATGATGACAGCAATATGGAAGAAGCCAGTGAAGACGCTGGCGGCGATGATGGCAATGCTACATTACTTGGTGGTGCGGGAACGCCCATCACTAATCTAGGAATAACATATACACCTCAGCAGGCAATTGCAGTACAGTTGACTGGTGGGACTAACACAGGTAGATAATTCTATTATACGAATAGAATAAATACAATACAAATCGGTAGTTACGAACAACTAAGGAACAATTAAAATGAATGAAGATACTTTCGTTGGCAACGAACAAGCCCCTGAAGCAATGCAGGACCAGGCAACTGGTAACAATGCGGAACAGAATGTTAATGCAGGTGCAATTCGCAAAAGCACCACTAATTCAATTCTAAATGCTCTCAGCAATGCGAGTGGACAGAACTTTGAATCAGTAGAAGCAGCGTTAAGTTTTATGGCAAGAACATCTGCTCAACAAACCAGCGGTGGCAACGCA